TTAGTGTAATGAAACCTTCTGATGATAAGACCAATGCCGTTGATGGCACATCCAATGGATCTTCACTGAAACTGGTTAAACCCAATACCTTTTCAGTTTGTGTAATTACTTGACCTTCATAATAAAAACCAGCAGGATGTACAAATTTTAAGTAGAGGTCACGCCAATCAGCCGTAGAGAATGGTGTCTTAATTAATAGTGAAAACGTTTGGTATAAGGCATTATCTTGGATAAATTTTAGTGATTCGTAACCTACTTTTGAATCACCTACTGTAAATAGATCTCTTTTTGGATAATCAACAACAACATTTTCACCAAAAAATCCTCTAAAGAATCCTTCAATTGATGCAAGGGAACCTTTTACTCTATAAAACTTGGATAATAGACCTGTCATCAACCTTGGGTTGTCAAAGAAACTGGATGATTTTAAACCGTTGCCAAATTCCTCAACAAGAAAGTCCAGACTCGCTTCATCCGTTTGCTCAGGATCTCTTGAAACAAATAAGTTATTAATCTGAGTCTTAAATGAATCCCTATTCTCACCTTCTAGATACTCATAATACTTCTCTAAAAATAAAAGTAAGTTAGGATATGATTCTTGGAAATACTCTGGCAGTACTTCCCTTACTTTACTTTGAGAGAAACTTAAGTTTCTTCTTTCTAAATCTTCTGCTGTATTAATCATGAGAGAACATTAAGAGTATTTTGATAATCAATTTGAGCTTTTGCAAATGAAAGCCCACTATCAATATCTATAACATAATTCCTTAATGGTCTAATTGTAGATTCATTGGCAGGTACTGCTGAAACTTTAATAATATCATCCGTCGCTGCTTGAGGATTAAATGCCGTTAGCTCAACCACACCCGTTGATGGTGTGTATTCACCTATGTTATCAATGATAACCTCTTCAGCAATAGACTGAATTTGTAAAATATTAGTGCCAAGTCTATTTCTAATTACAGCAGTTTGGCCAAGATAAGTAAACCTTGATGATGTAATTGTGGGTGTATTAAGATTTGGTGCTGCTAGAGTTACTGGGTATGATAGAATAAAATTATTTAATGCACCAAATGTTGGCTCAATTCTTAATTGAATTTTAACGTCCATGCGAGAGTTAAGAATAGCCTGATTTATACTATCAATTCTTGATAACAAGGTTGATCTTCTAAATACTTTACTGAATTTCTTTAACTCTTCATTAAAATAAGTTTCAATTATACTTGTTACACTAGACTCAGCTGATCTAACTGTAGTATTGGTTTGATCAGGATCGAAATTAAACCTAGTAGTAAGTTCTAAATAAACATTTACTGGATCTGAGAACACAGTGTCAATTGACATAATTGCCAGATTATTAGTCAGATTGGTGACAATGGAATCCTTAATCGTCTGCTTTTGAGCATCACTTACACCATCAATGAACTGTAAACCTACATACGTTCTACCGTATATGGGTGGTGTGTTATCCTGCCCACCCCAAGCAATAACATCAGTTATTACTGAGGAATAATTGGCCAATATTTGTGCCCTATAATCTTCAGCTGTAACCATACGTTGTTGTGAAGCAAACGCGATGGATGCATTTTGTTTAATTGATGCAATAGATTCATTCACACTACCACCATTGGATGCTGAAACCGTAGTCGTAATAAGTGGATAATCAACTCCACCGACGAACACATCATTTTGTGCAGTAAAAACATCCGCGCCATTAGCTTCATTAGCAGATGTGGCTAGATATGAAATTACTATCTTATTGCCAACACTCGGTGCGTTACCCAAAACACTACCGTCACCAAAGATTAGCTCAAAATACCCATTCGGTACTTCCTTAATCTGGTACAAATAACTTGACTCATCAATTCTAATTGCTTTATTTAAATTACTATATGTGGTGTATGATGTACTCGTCGTCGTATCGTATACATTGACCGTTACCGTCGTAGTATCAATGTCTTTATCAGGTATTACATAAATCTGTTGATCTGAAACATCGCCTACAATAAATGTTTTTGTTCTTATTACACCTTCAGCAATTTGTAAATTCTGATTATTATTCTCATCCACAAATACATACTCACCAGAGCCATCATCCGTGGCAACGTAATTTTCTAATGTTTGAAAAACATATGAGCTACCATCAATAGATGTATTAAATCTAGTAAACGCTGGAATTGAAATCGTATTAGGTCTATCTCCAGCTGTGATAAGTAAACTTAAATTTACACTTGCCTTTGATGTTGTTTTTGATCTTGGTGAGTAGCCAAGCATTTCTGCATGTGATACCACTGATGATCTCAACTGAGATGAGTTTAGAAATGTCTCATTTAATGCAAAGTTTGCAATGAGACCGTTCATATGTGTATTATAAGCTAAAACATCCAATATATTGGATAAACCAGAGGCTTCAAAATCGTAGTCAGCAAATTCACTCTGCTGTCTAAAATAAGCAGTCAAGTTTGCTTTAATATTATTAAAATCTAAATCTGATGATTGAATGGTGGATGCCATTTATCGTGTCCTTGCTAATGAAACTTCAACCGAAGTTATCTCTGATGTTGATACAACCTCAAACACAACGGTTACCTTTACCTCATACGAGTCTGGAAAAACATAAACCTGTACATCCAATACCCGAGCTCTTGGCTCATAGTTCTCAATAGTGAGAACGACATGATCCTGAATATCCTGCGCATCAAACTCTGATGATAACTCAAATAAGAATCTATTTAAATCACCGCCATAATAAGGTTCGAATGGCTTTTCGGTCCTATTAGTAAGCAATAAGTTTTTAACCGATTGCTTTACCGCCGCTGCGTTTGTCTTTTTATAAATCTCGCCGGTCGTTTTATTTGTAAAAGATAAATCAATATCTTTATATTCTTTTCTACGCGCTACTATTATAGACCTTGTAGCAAGATTTCCGTCTTCGATTGAAAAAGCTTTTGTAACCATAAGTAGTATTTATTAAACTTCTAATATTTCTACAAGCTCATTTGTACTTTGTACGTAATTATTAAAGGTTGTTTCAATCTTATTTGCATACGTCACAACCCATGGTGGTCTAATCTCTGGCATGATAATGGCAATTTGAGCATTCAGCTCACCGTTTGGATCGTATGAATCATAGTCCAAAATAAGTTTATCAAATTCAATATGGTCCTTTAAGAACACGGCCAAATCAAATGTTTTCTCTGGAGCGTTATTGCCTTCTTCATCAATGAGTTCGTAGACAACACACTGCCCATTTGCCATATAGCTATTTGTGCTACCGATGTCAAGAATCTCACCCGGCGCTGGACGATATAAACCTTCAGCAACCACGAGCCTATAATCAGCAAACTTACCACCAATGTTATCGGCAACAACTCTAATTACTTGAGCTTGCAAGTAATATTGTTTGGCCAATTTTAATCTCTCAGCAGGACTGATAATATGTGTCATCGTCTGCTTATCGCCATAACCACCTAAAAATCTACCCATGCTAATACCAGGCGCCAATCGCGTTCGTGGTGTGATAACGGATTGGTTGGCTGGGTTATACGCAGCATCTGGATTAATAATCATTTGCTATACCTCTTCGTCAAATCACCACTATTGCCTATTGAAATACTACCTCGTTGTGGTGATGCATCAACACTTACGGTACGGCCAATTTTACTTGGTGCTGCCTGAATATATCCAGGACTTAACTTACCTTCGGCAATCATCGCACCAATAAACTTAGCATTACCTAAAGTATTTCTATCTCTTAATTTGGACCGAACCTCCGATACCGTGAGTTCTCTATTTGCAACTCCTCCGTACTCATTGGTTTTATCAATCGTATCTTTTAACACACCACCCGGATCAATGGAAACCTCTTTCACACCGAATGATGATGCATGCAAGTAATCAGTCATGATTGCCGCCGTTGGCTCAACCGTAACCGTAGTGTCGTGTGTGGGGTAGTTTGCAGAACCTGGACTACCAAGACCACCAGCAACATTTGCACCACTTGCCAAATCTGCCAACGC